GCCACATAATAGATATAAAAAAAGGGCTTAAAGAACGCCGCCAATAATATATAAAAAAAGGGCTTAAAGAACGCCGCCAAATAATATATAAAAAAAGGGCTTAAAGGAGCCCCCCAATAGATATAAAAAAAGGGCTTAAAGGCACGACTTAAAGGCACGACTTAAAGCCTCTGTTTAGTATCAAAATAGTCAATAATAACGGCAATAATGGCATCATCATCTTTGTCATTATGCACTATTTCCTTAGTAATGTCCCTATTAGCCTTAAACTTAATATATTTATAATGAGCAATAATACCAGCACAAAGAAGACCACTAGAGAGACCAATACCTGTCCCAATATAAAATAAATCTCCTCCCTTTATGTTATGATTATGTAGAGGATTAATAATAGAACCAAGCACTTCTGCAACACTGCTATTCATAAAATCTCTCAAATCTAATAAAATAAATTGTATAAATTATTTTATTAATTCAATTTTATAACGAAAAAAAGACAAGACACACCCACCCCCCCAAACAATAAACCTAACATATATGAAAGATAGCATATTGACACGCTTTAACCTGTCCAGCCCAATAGTGCTCAAGAGCCTCCTCCGTAGCAGAATCGAGCAAAACCATGCTAGGGTCCTTGACCAACCACCTTTGTGGAGGCATCGGCAACTCAGAAGGGTCCGGCGAAACAATAATAATCTCAGTCCACGACTTGCCCACAAAAGTGGTGTAATCAATGCTAGCGTTAATAGTAGTCATAATAGATGCAGGCAATTAATAAATAATAGTAAAGAACTTATCAATTTTAAATAAGACTAACAACAACATTTTTTGTTACTAGCACCTGGTTATGTCACCGAATTCCGGTTTGCTATAAATACATAATAAAAAGGATATAAAGAGCTTTGCAAGAGATTAATAGCAAACAAGCAAATACTAGTATTAAAATAAGTAAATCCCTTTATAATAGAAGGGTGTGCTTACTGCATTTTATAAACTAATCTCTCTATTTACAAATAATATTTTATGATTTTATTTTATAATTTGAGAGATTTTTACAACTCTATTTTATTATTTGTAGACATTTTTATAGAATTTTATTTATAATTTGTAGACATTTTTATAGAATTTTATTTATAATTTGTAGACATTTTTATAGAATTTTATTTATAATTTGTAGACATTTTTATAGAATTTTATTTATGATTTGTAGACATTTTTATAGAATTTTATTTATGATTTGTAGACATTTTAATAAATCTAATCTCTCTATTTACAAATAATATTTTATAATTTGAGAGAATTAATAATTACATTTTATAAATAATATTCAACTGCATAGAGCAAGTTATTTATAAATTTTATTTTATAGAATCTAATCTCTCTATTTACAAATAATATTTTATAATTTTATTTTATAATTTGAGAGATTTTATAAACAATGTGTTATAATTTGACAACAAAACATAACACATTAATACTATTATTTTTGCTACTAGCTTAGGGTTATGTTACCGAATTCTGGCTTGCATTAATATACACTAATAACACACTAGCTACATATTAGAGGTCGCATTAACCAAACACTATATAATAAAAGCACGCAACTATAAGGCAGAGTGTCTAGTGCCTTAATAACTATAAGAAAAGTATATAAAGGGCTATATACTATAAGAAAACAATATAAAGGCCCTTATAATATATAAGAAAACAATATAAAAGGCCTTTATAATATATAAGAAAACAATATAAAGGGCTAGCATCTTTTTGCTACTAGCTTAGGGTTTTGTTACCGAATTCTGGCTTGCTATAAATGGTGCATATTAGGGGGACTATGTTTAGCCTTATTTGTAAAATATTTGGGGGATTATATGGGGGAATATATGGGGGAATATATGGGAGGGAGAGGGTGAGCGAGTACACATTTTTCTCTCCCTGTACTCTCCCAGTTATATGCCCTAGTCCCCCCATCACCTATCTACTACAATCAAATCTACTACGCTTCGCTGTCAAATTAAAAATTAAAAATTAAAAATCTTATTTATGAAAGACATCATACTTTACTTTAGCATGCTCCTCATATGTGAGTGGATTATAGCAAGCAGACAAAGCCCCTTTTTTTTGAAACATTTCAACCTCCTTTTTAGAATATGTATTAAGAAAACCATTTTTTAATGTTTTTTCAAAGTCTATTCGTCCTTGTTTATCATCTTGCCAAAAACTATTACATTTAGGGTCACAATAATATATCTTACAAAGATGATGTAGCGAATCATCGCGTATTTTATAGTGTTCTTTCGTTATTGTTTTTTGATTAAGAACTTTTCTAATAACTTTGTGCTGATTTGGCACATAATCATTTCTACAAAAGTTTTCACATTTTTTCATACCTAAATTAACTATTCTAGTCTTTACTTTTTTAGTCTTTACTTTTTTAGTCTTTACTTTTTTAGTCTTTACTTTTTTAGTCTTCTTATATTTATTCATATTATATATATTAATTAATTATATTATATAATATGTAACACTAATAATATCTTATTGTGCATCCCTTTTCTACGCCCTAGTCCCCCCACCACCAATCTTCTATGCTTATCTGTCAAATTAAAATAAATAATTTATAAAAATTGTTATATAATATTAGTATTAGTATTAATAGTATATAATATATGAGCTCTTGTAATGGACTTGGCGAATGCTTAATTCAGTGCATATGTGAATGCTATAATGAGGAAACGCAAGAATTCGACGAAGTATGTATTTGTGGTCATAGAGAACACGAAGGTTATTGCCCTCCAAATTGTTGTGCTCCTGTTAAATGTAGAAATTATAAATATTGTGAAACAATACAACCAAAATGGGTATCAAATTGTAATAATAATATGTGTATGAATTGTGCGGTTCAAATGGGAAAACATACTTATACAAATATAATAGAAGAATGCTGTGTATGTCTAGAAAATAAAATTATGCTGCTATTAAAATGCAATCATAAAGTGTGTAATGATTGTTGGTATAATATTACAAACAATAATTTCGAAAATAATAACCATAAACCGTGTTGTCCTTTGTGTCGTAATTTAAATGATTGGACACAATAGTGCGTCCCAGTCCCCCCCACCACCAATCTCTCAAACATTAAAACATTAAAATTAAAATATAAAAAGTAATTTACAAACTATTAATAGTAAAGTTATGACAAATACAACAAATACAACAAATTCAACAAATATTATATCAATAAAAGATATAATATTTACTAACGAATTATGCACACAACTCATAAATTTATATAATAATTTTGGAGAAAACGACGCATTAAATTATGAAAATTGTAAGCCAATTTTAAAAAATATAGTAACAAATAATAATCACAATATATTTTTATATATTGATGACTCAAATAATATTTTGGGAGCACTAACATTATTGTTAGAGCAAAAATTTATTCACAACGGTAAATGCGTCGCCCATATTGAAGATTTTGTTGTAAAAAAAGAATTTCGTGCGCAAAATATAGGCAAAGACCTAATGAATTATGCTATTACTTATGCACAACACCATAACTGCTATAAAATAATATTAGATGCAAATAGCAAATTAGAAAATTATTATGCTAGTTATGGCTTTGTTAATAAAGGAACAGCTATGAGCATTTATTTTTGATAATAAAAAAAATAAAATAAAAATAAAATAAATCTCTCAACATACATAAATAAATTTTATAAACACCCATAAAATCCACTACGATATGGACTAAGACTAACTTTATCATAAACAATTGTTATTTCGTGAGCTAAATATTCATATTTATTTCTATTTTCTATAATATGATTTATAAAACATTGCCCATAATGATTTTCTACAAGAAAATGAATAAAATTATCAATACTTATACCTAACCACTGTATAAAATAGTCACCCTTTTTATTCCATAAACACATATCAGTAGCCTTATATTTTTGTAATAATTCTTTAACTTTATTATTGTAATCAAGTTTTAATTCGCAACAATAGGTTTCGCCATTTTTAATAAGACTTTCATAATTATCATAAATAAAAGTGCTAACCTTTTGCTTCTTATTATTTATTATATCATAACCGTTTCCATAAAACGGTAAAATTAATCCAGTCATATTTTTGCACATTTCATAACTATGATGTTGATTATTTAAACATTCAACACTGTTCAAAATATCTATTGAATTAATAATAGTCTTTTTATTATTCATAATAATTGCTATTTTTCTTGAAATGCTATTTTCATTTTCATTTAAAACAATAGCCCTCCAATCAGTTTTATTAATTATAGTATTATTATATTGGTCATAATGATAGTTATAAATCTCCCAACGATATACGTCATCTTGTTTTTTACATCCCCACACTAGTCTTTTTAATGGGTCGCTTTTATTATCATATATTTTCTGAACAGTTGTTAAAACATTACTATATTTGGCAAAACAAATTAAAGACTGATATAATATCATTTCACAAGGCAGTAAGCCGACTTTACAAGGCGTTAAGCTAGCGCCGACTTTACAAGGCGTTAAGCTAGCGCCGACTTTACAAGGCGTTAAGCTAGCGCCGACTTTACAAGGCAAGCTGTTTATATTCTCTTTTACAATGTAATATTCATTATATTTCATAAATAAGGGAGCAACTTTGGCATAATTTGGCGTAATATCATAAGGTACTAAATATTTACTGTCATTAGGCGGAAACAATGTAATATGTTTTTCACCTTTTAATACATATAATATTCCATCATTGTCATCATAATGCAGACCCGTGTCGTGATAATTACTTGAAATCCATAGATTTATATCTATAACAGGTTTTTCTTGATTAATAGCAGACGTTTTTAAAACATCCGGCAATTCAATCCATTTAGTTAATTTTTTTTTAATATTTTCATTATTCAAATTACTACCATATCCCGCCAAAGTTAATAAATACCTATTATTTTTATTTTCATTTAAAAATGCTTCACCCGAATATAACAATCCATTAGAACCAAAATGATTACCTGAATCCCATATATAATGTTTTTGTTCTTCTTTTATGTATTGTATTATTTGTTCATAAATTTTTCGTTGGTCTTCAAAATTATACAAATCATTTATTTTAGCAGGAACATTAGAAGCAATAATATGCTCAAACCAAAAATTGATTGCAGTTGTTTTTGTGGGTGTAACAATCCAATGCCACCATTTTTTTGGTATAAATAAGGATTCGCCTTCACGTAACACATAACGTTTGGGACTAGTTAATAATAAAGACGGAAATAAGAAATAATTCCAAGAATTTATTTTTGAAAAATGCGCATAATTGTAGCTTCTTGTTAAGTGACGATTATTATTTATATCTATTGTTACATAATAATAAGAAAAAGCCACAATAGCTATTATAAAAAAAATTATAAGAAGTATTATACTTATTATAACATTTTTTAATTTCATTTTATATATAGTTTTATAGCC